CCTGCATCAGTTCTAATAAAAGCATCTACAACTTCTAATGCACTTGACTCTAATGCGTATGTATTAGTGCCAGCAGTTAAAGCTTGTGTTGCTTGTTCTATCTTCCAAAGATTTAAACCTTTGTTCTGCCATTCTAAAAATATTAAATTAAGAGCTCTTTTAGCTCCTTTGTAATCATAACCTGAACGAAGCTCACTACCGCATAAATCATAGGCTTCTTCCATGATATCGGCTAAATCTAATGTAAATGCTGTAGTACCACTTGTTGCCATTATTAATTCCTAATTAACACTTCCACCTTCTACGAGCCTGTCTTATTCTTGAATTAGGGTCGTTTCTAGTTTTAGCTGAACTTCTTTTAAGTTGTCCTAAAGACCTTGCACAATAAGACTTTCTGCGTTTTGCAGCCTTACTGCCTTTTTTTACTTTACCTGTTACTGCTGTTTTTAACTTAGAGCCAGGGTTTAATCTTCTATAAGCTTTAACCCCAGCTTTAGTCATACCAGCTCCAGACTTTGTAGGTCTAAAGTTTTTTTTATTTCTAGCGGGCATTTTAGCCCTTTTACGCATAGACATATTTAAGACTTACGAGAATCTCTTATTTCTTTTTTCTTTTTTTCAACGTATTGTTTTAATTCTCTTTTAGCTTTAAAAACAGGAATATTTTTACCAGTACCAAAAGCTGCAGAACCAGCTCTAGTACCTTTACTAATACCTGTAGATTTATTTCTATCTTCTACAGCAACAACAACATTATGTTGTAATTGTTTAAAAGTTGGGTCATCTTTTAAAAAAGAAGTGCTTTTTCCGCTTTCAAAATTTTTTCGAGCTTTCATTATACTTTACCGCCTTTAGCATAACCTTTAGTGGTTTTACCGCCTTTAGTATAACCTTTAGTAGTTTTACCGCCTACAGCCATACCTTTTGCTCTATGTCTTTGTGTTGATGGAGCACTAGTGCTACCACCACCAAACATTCTTTTAACATAGTCTTTGTATTGCTCTACAGTTCGTTCTTTTCCTACTTCAGTCATTTTACCGCCTGACATTCTATATTTAGATTTTTTCATAATTCACCTATTTTTTAGATTTTTTTGCTACAGTTTTTTTCTTAGCTGGAGCTTTCTTTTTAACTGGTTTTTTACCGCCAACATAAGCTTCATTTACGTCAGGTGTAGATGGGTCATCTCCTACAAGTTGACCTTTAGCATTTCTTGCTCTCTCACCATTCATCTCTGCACACTTACGTTCTGCATCTTCTAAGTCTGGGTCTGGACCAAATACAGGTCTGTATATACCATCTGCATCAAGATGTAAAACTTTATATTGTGCTGGAAATTCACCAGTTTCTGATATTACATATTTTTTTGCCATAATTAATTCCTATTAATCAGAGTACACTTTAACCATTTCTAAAGTAATGGAATAAGTATCTCCTGAAGAGTGACCTTTAGTAGTAAATAAGATGTCTCCTGTTTTACCACTACCTGCGTTATTTGGTAAACCACCAAAGTCTTTAAAATCCATATGTCCATTACTACTTTCAGCAAGTTCCATTAGTAGAACATTACTTGTAGCATCTAAGAACATTTGAACAGACATACCTACGATAGCGTGACTAACTCGCATAACTCTAACTTCTGAACAAGCTTTACCTGCTGAATTAGAAGCCAAAGCAGATACATCTACTTTGGCTACTGCGGATTCTCCTGTGCCATCGCTGACATTTGTAAACTTCATAACACAATTTCTTTCACCATCAATTATGGTTTGTGTTGTTACTGCATCAGCCATAGTTATCTCCTAAAATTATGCGTCAGCAAATGGAGTTACTAAAGTGCCTGAACCTAATGTGATTCCTTCTACTGCATATTTAGCACTACCTATTGCAGTTACTGTAATAATACTTCCTGCTAATCCACCTTTAGTTGAACCATTTAATGTAATAACATCATTAGAAGCACCTGAAATAAAAGTTTTACCTGTTGCATCACTAACACCAGTATATAAACCACCTACGAATTTATCTGTACCATCTGTAAGAATATCCATATCAGTAGCTGCTGTTTCTACTACAAAAGTAAAAGTAGCTCCTAAATTGTTTGTTTGATTTGGGTCCTCATCATTACCTGGAGCTGTAGCAACGATAGAAGGTAAAGTAAACTTACCATCTGCATCATTACAAGTAAGAATTTTACCTGCGTGTGCATCTACTGTAAGTGTTGTGTCTGCAGTTAAACTAACTACGTTAGCGTTACCTGCTGAAATAAATCCTGCTAATGACTTAACTGGACCTGAAAATGTTGATTTTGCCATAATTTCCTCCCAAGGAAATAAGTTCTACTGTCTTGGCTTGTCTGCTAGGTCAGTCTGTAGAACAATTAAAAAACCCTAGATTTAATAATATACCATAAAAAAAAGGGGAGCGTATGCTCCCCTTAAAGTTCTTACGAACTACCTGGTGAACCGAAGATACCTAGTGGGTCAGATACACCGAAAGAATATCTTTCTCTCGCTTTATATCTAACATTACCAGTATCAAAGTCTCCATCCATAGTAGTAGTCATAGGTGCTCTAACAAAATGCTTCATTCCATCTGGAACATCAGTAGTGATAAAGAAAGCATTAGTATCAGTTAAATAATGATTAACTGAATAACCTTCTGGAATCACTCCATTAGTTTTTACTGCATTTATGTCATTGTCAGCAGTTCCTACTCTGTAGTCACTTTGTAACAATCTAGTTGCTACAAACTGCAAGTCAGAAGGAATAATAAGCTTCCTAGCTTTTGCTGCAATTTTAAGACCTCTTTCATCAGTCCATTTGCCGATTTGAATGATTGCATCTTCTAAAGATGTTTCATTTAAGTCAGCTCCTGTTGATGGTCTATTACTATTGGTGCCGCCACTTACAAGTGGGTGAGCTGTGCTAAATAAAGCAACACCATCACCTGAAGAGAAAGTAGTTGAAAATCCATTATTTAATGGATACGCTGCTTTCACTTGTTTTGTGTAAGACATAGCTCTAGCTAATGCTTTAGTATATCTAGCTGATACTGATACATAGAGGTTATCCTCCATAGCTTCTTCAGTAATGCTGAATCCTAAACCAATAGTTTCATGCGTATATCTAGCGACAAAAGATTCTTGTGCAGTATCATAAGTGATAGCTGAACCTTCATCTTTTACTGGAGCAGCTCCAAAACCAGATAACTTCAATTCTTCTTCGAAACTTCTTTCAGAATTTTCAGTTACATAGATTTCTTCATGCTCGTTCTCGTAACGATTATATTCTTCACCGAATAATGCGTTAAGACCAGGTAAGAGTTGTTTTAACTCGTTAGCTCTTGAAATAGCTGCCATAATTTACTCCTTAACCTATACCTGTTGTATTTAACAACTGGTGTCCAACATTAAACATAACTAGTACATCAGTATACGAATCACCAATAGCACTATCTGGTCCATCAACAAAGTCAACGACTTTTAATGGTAGTGTATTGGTAGTATTTGCTGTACTCCCATCGACTGCGTTTTTACTTGTACCAATTGCTGTACTTCCTGCAGTTTGCACAACAGCACAGTTCTTGCCAAGGTCGTCTTGTCCAAGAGATTCGTCTGATTGCATTTGCATTAGTATGAAAGGGTCAGTAGCAACATACGCAACAATATCATCCGCAGCAGTTGATGCTGGGTAATATTGATTTGGTGTGAATTGACCTGTATTTGGGTCTGTGTAAGCACAACCAAGGAAAACACCAATAGGTGTTAAAGTTGCAGTACCAGTATCTTTTTGGATAGTGGTATTAGGGTTATCGTCACCCCACTTTACAAAATCACCATAGAATATAGATGTACCATACGCATTTTTAATTTTGTAATGTGTAACTTTACCTTGATAAGGGCTTCCAACAACTGTTCCAACAGGTCTTGCTCCGTGAGGAGTTGCACTTGATGACATAATTGTCTCCTTATATTAATAATTTATTAAATAAGAAACTATGAATCTTTACCAAATGTTGTTCGTGATTTTCTTTCAAAAACTTGTTTGGTAGCCATTCTAGAATCTTGGTCTTTAAAATAAGTGTTATCTACAGATTCCATTTGAGACTGTGCTAAATTAGCAAAGTATTCATCTCTAGCCTTCGCTTTTTCTTCTGGCATCTTACATAACAGTTGCCCACCAATTTCAACATTACCTTTCAACGACCATTCCGAATTGTGGTCCATCATATGAATTTGTAGTTCAGGGTGGTCCTCTAATTTACAGGGTTGCCATCCTTCTCTAAATTTTCTTGATACATTAGGGTTATCAGCTTGACCTAAAAGGCTAGTTCTAATATACCTAAATACCCAGCCTTCTTGAGGTGTTGGATTTGGTAAGTTTGATGGGTTCTCCCAGCTTTGTACTCGCTGGCTAGCCTCTCGGCTTTCTATTTCCCTTGGGGTACGCTCTTGTGCTTGCTCTTCGCTAGCATTGTTAAGTTCTTTATTATCTATCTCAGACATATTAAGACTCCTTCAATAGTTGGTTTGCATACTGCTCTGGAGTTATATTAAGACGCTTTGCGAGGGCGACTTGACTCTGAGTCAGATGTATTTTGCGAGGTGGTTTACCGCTATTCCTCGTTGCGGGTGCAACAGGGTTTATTACCTGTCGTTTAGGTGTTTCTTCGACTACTTCTGTTTCATTAGAAGCTACATCTTGTGTAACACCAAAAAATTGTGGATATTCATTACGCATATATTTATCTACTTCTGCGTAATATTTTGCAGAGTCTTGTTCAGGTAATATACCTTGATTACGAAGTCTCCTATCTATCGTTAGTGCATAAGAGGTCATTTCTTGGTGTTCTGGTAGTTGACTCATAAACCAAGGATTTTGTCTTGACCAATTATCCATATCTGGGTCAGAAGGTTTTTCTACTGTTTGTTCTTCTGCTGGAGGAACATATTGTGATGCTATTTGTTCTTGCATCTGTTGTGCATAAGTACCAGCTTGTTGTTCAGCTAATGTTGCTTGTGCAAGTTCAGCTTGTGCTGCTGCCATATCTTCTGCATTACCTTCTTCGTATGCACTCTTAAACTTTTGTTGTGCGTTGTATTTTGCCCATTGAGCATTATTTAGTGCTTGTTGATTTAAAACATCGCCACCTTGATTTACAAAACTTTGCAGTTTTTGATTTTCAGACATTAAGTTTTTTAATACCTTTGTAGCTTCCTGAGACTCTCTTAAAGCTTGTTCTTTTGCTCTACGCTCCTCATGGTATTCATACTTAATTTTATTAATTCTATCAGCAGCTCTTTTACTATAGTCTGCTATCTCTTTATCGACTGTTTCATCATCTACAGGAGCTTCATCAGTTTCTACTTTTGGTGCTCTTATATCTTCAGGTGGTCTTTCATCAACAACTTCAATTTCAATATCATTGTTAGGTTGTGTATTTATTTCACTTGCTACACCAAAAAATTTATCTTCTGATGTTTGTTCTGATACAGGTTCTGCGTTTGTATCTATTACTTGGTCTATACTTTCACTCATGCTCTAACTACTCCTGTTGGGTCATCGACTACTGCTTCTACAGTATCATCGTTAATTAAACGAAACTCTTTACCATACATTTTCATACGAGTGCCTGAATAAGCTCTAAATATTACCCAATCGCCTTCTTTACACCAAGGTCCTGTCGGAAATCTTTTTGTATCACCATAAGCTTCAGTACCTAGTTTTAAAACAAACCCACAAATATTTGAGGTCTCTTCATCTACTATCGTTTTGCTAGCTTTTATGATACCGCCATCAGTTTTTTCTTTCGCTGCTGGCATGGCTACAAGTATTTTCCAACCTTTTGGTTGAGGTAATTGACTTTTTACTTTGTCACTAACCTCTGGTTTTTCAACACTATCTGGTTTTGGGATATTTATTTCTTTTTTATCAGTCATATATTTGCACGACTTTAAGGTGTCGAGTTCCTATTCTTTAAGGTGTTGTTCTTTCCAATCAAGAACTTCACGCTCTGCAAGGGCTAAACCCTCGATTATTCCTGTCATTTTTTTAT